GAGTTCCGATTGATGGAGTTTTGCCCATTTCGCCTGCGTCATTTTTGTGAGCAGTTTGCTCATCAGAAATACCAGCGGAAACAGGAGCAGCGGCTTTAGCGCCAGGATTCTCTTCTCCGTCATCATCATGCTCGTTCGGAGTTGTTGAAGTTCCGCCAAGATCTGTGATGGATTGATGGTATTGAGCAACTGCTTTTGTGGTTACTGAAGGTTGGGGATCTTTGGAACCGCCTCTGGTTTGAGCATCGCTAACTTGACCAGGAGCGGAACCTTGACCACCTGGAATAACTGCTGCTGATACGGTTGGCATAGGATCCCCCGCCTCAACAATAATTCCAGCCTCAGTTACAAGCTCCTCAAACTTTTCGTTTAACTTATCTGACATTTGAGTTTTCCTCGTAATTTTCCTAATATGAATATTCTAAGATTATTTATGAAATTATAGATTTGAAAGGAAACTATTAAAAGCTTTTAACTTCCTTTCTTCTAAATTTCTGCGGGTTGACTCTGAAATATATTTTTTAAATTCAGAAACTTGGTATTCTTTTAGAATGCCATTATCCCAAACCCATTCTTTACCTTCCATAATTCCCTGAACGAATGCATCGGGTGCAGAAGGATCTGCTACAATATCTGCAGCAGTTGCAAGCATGAAGTCATCACGAACATATTTCACTCCATTGCGTTCTTCTAGAGAACCCATGCCTCTGGAAGAAACACCAAGTTTTACTCCTTCATCAAGAAGTGACTTGGCAATTTTACCCATAGGTGTATCTAGAATTCTTGCCTTACCATAGAAGTTTGTACCTTCGGCACGAAGTTCTACAATTTTATGTGAGACACGATCTAAATTTACAGAAGGACCATCTGGATGACCAAGTTCTCCCAGAGCACGTCCAGATTTTACATATTCTTCTGAATATCTTTCAACTTCACGATTTAAAATATCGAAAGGATAAATCCTCCCATTACGATTTTTTGTTTCTGATTGCAGAAACACTCCTTCGATGTAAAGATTTTTTTTACCGTTCTTTTCTTCTACGAGAACTTGAACTTCTTCGATATTTTCTGTGATTAGTTTCATTGTTCTTCTGTATCTCCTACTGGTTCATCAAAGTATGTTGAAGCAACAGTTTTTTTGTAAGTATCAATTACTTCGGAAGCTTTAGTATACAAATAATCAGTAACTTTATCTAATGCTTCAGCTCTTTTTTTATCTGCAACTAAGTTTACGATGTCCAATACTTCTTGGTTTACTGGTGTTTCCATATTAAAAATGTTATAAATATATATTCTTTATTTATTAGAATTTGATTGCTTTGGTTGAGATTTTGCAATTTCTTGGTTTCTCTTCATATCAGCGTCAGCAGATTGCTGCTGTTTTTCAAATGAATCATCTGATTGCATTTGTTGTAATTCTGGTTGCATAGCAGAATTTTGCTGTGACATTAAATCTAAATTATTTACATCAACTGGATTTAATGCAAGACCAGATTTAATATCTTTCTTAATTTGTTTGTCAATATCTTTATACTCTTGTTCAGTTTGTAATAGAATGCTTTTCCTGAGATATTCTGTAGAAAAATACTTTCCAACAAAAGGATCCATTTGAGTTACTAAAGCAATCCTCTCCTTCATCAACTCAACATTTTTTAATTCATTGAAATGATTGTCGAAGAGATAATCATATTGAATATGCTCTTCCATATCATCCCAATCTTCAGGAGCAATTACTCCTTTTAGAATAAGTTGGGTCTTGAGAATGTCGTGGAATAATTCGCTAAATCTCTTGCGGAGACGACCGATGAATTTAGTAAACTTGAGTTCATCCCTGAGAACCTCAGTGGTCTTACCAAGATTAAACCCTTTGTTGTCATCAGTAAGACGGGAAGGTGGTAGGTTGAGTGAATTGTAAAGTTTCTTCCTGAAATACTCAACATCCTTGAGTTCACCAAGGTTTTGACCGCCTGGAAGTGTAGTGATTTCAGTTCCTCTACCACCTTCGCGGCGAGGTAACCAGAAATCCTCAAGCATTGACATATGCTTTTTATCATCACGAATCTCTCCTGTCGAAGCATCATATACAAGTTTGTTACGATAACGAGCCATAACTTCACGAAGGTATTGCTCTGCTTTTACCTTAGGAAGATTACCTACATCAATATAGAAAATTCTACGTTCTGGAGCACGAGATAATCTATAGATAACCAGTGAATCTTCAATCATTCTTAACTGGTTAAGTGCCTTAATTGCTTTATGTAAGAAACTCAACGTCATCTTTTTGTTGAGATCTGTTACCCCACAAGTAGATGCAGCAATAGAATCTGCAGCAATTTTTATACCTTGAGAAAGTGAAAAATCTGTTACAGTATTTGTGGGTAAATTAATAGAAAACCCTTTTGGATTGTAAATATAATATTCAATATATTGACCCCAATCATATTCAAGAGCAGTTCCTCTAATCTTTGGATCTGCTTTTTGTTCTTTTAATTGTTGCCTTACTTTTCTTAACTTGAGCGGATCAATGTAGCGAAGCTCAAGAATACCTTTCTTTGGATTGTCAAGATCTACAACTTTATGATAATATGTTCTTCCATCAACGTACCAGTTGCGGATAATATGATGACAATTTTTGTCAAAATCTAAAAGTTTTTTGACGTAATTAAATTCTTTTCTGATTTTTTGTTTTAAAGAATCACTGATTTCCAGGTTGTCTAAATTAACTTCTACTGGAGAATCGTTAGCATCGTTAACAACAAACTCATTTACAATTTCATCAATCGCTGAATCGCATTCAGGATGTAATGACATATCACGATAACGTTTGATGAGTTCATACTCATTCTTTGCTACGCCTTCTGTATCTACGTATGTACCAAAATAACCACCTGCTACGGTGGTTACGGAGTCATCAGTATTGGGGGGAACTGGAGATTGACCCTTCAATTCCCCCTTTTTATTAATTAAAAATCCAAATAATTGACTCATGACATGGTTGTGAACTTATAATGTATTATTTATCAATTACGCAATAGCGACTCCAGAAGAACCAGCAGAAGCAGGAGATCCAGAAGAATTTGCTGGAGAAACCGTTGTCCAATAAGAATATTGGAATTCAACTGTAAATTCTTCAATTTGATCGTTGCTATCATAAGCAAGATCAATCTGAGAAATATTAGTTGGGAAAGCGTACTTCAATTCGTATTGACGAATAACACTACCATTTAGTTGATTATCTTTTTTCAACTGCTTGACAACAACGGTTGGGGCCATATATCCCTCACCATCAGAATTTGGTTTATAAAGAGGCGCAGTATTTGCCTGGTGTGTGTTGATTCTTTCTAACCACTTTTCAAAGTATGAACGAACTTTCATATCTTTATCATTAAAGAATGTTGCAGTCCATGTATCGAATGTTCTATCGCCCGCAATTTTAACAGTTCTTCCTCTAAAAGGAACTTCAATAACACCTAGGTTTGAAGCTGGTAAAGCAGCTGATTTACAAAGGATATTTACCAAATCCTTTTCGTCACTACTTGTTGCTACTCCAGTGCCAGTTGGCCACTGAATATCAACAACAAACATATTAGGCTTTACGCCTTCACCCATTTTCGTTAAGAAATCATTTAGATTGCTTGAAATTGCCATTTTTTGTTACCTCGTGATTTGTTTATGAAAAGAACTATCGACCGATTACTTCAGCGAACGAAACTCCTGTCTTCGTTGCCGTGAATGTTATTGTGATAAAGTTAATAGAACGAGTTGGTTTGATGTATAGTTCAGCAACAAATTCATTGCGATCAATTACGTCAGGAGTGTTATTTGACTCGTCGCAAACCACGAGGAAATCGGTGATTCCTCTTCTTGCCTGTACCTCAGAAAGATATGAATTTACAGCACTAGCAAAAGATGCTCTTGTTGTATCATCATTCTGTTCAAATAGAACTTGCTTAGCGAGGTTTCCTACTCTCTTCTCTAGATTTAAGAATAAACGACGAACGTTAATTCTGTCGAATGCACTAGGAGAAGCAAGAGCAGTTTTATCTCCAAATAAAGTTACGCCAGATCCAGGGAAAGATACAATAGGATTAATTCTATTTTGATAGAGTTCATCTCTATCACCTTTCTTTGGATTGTATGCTAGTTTAATAGCATTTCTAATTGCTCCACGATTTAAACCAGCAGGTGAGAACCAATCATCTAGAGTTGCTGATGTGGAAACACATAATCCAGCAACGTCTCCGTTACATGCGATGTAACGATACTTATCGTTGAAACGATCATAGAAATACTTATAACCGCTATCAAATACAGCATATGATGTCGAAGTAATACCATTGAAGAAATTAATGGTATTTTCTCTTTGAAGAGTTTGTGATAGAACTCCGTTTGATCCAACTTGATTTGCTTTGTGTGGTGATACGAAAGCAACACAATCTTTTCTTGAAGCTGCAATACTTACAACCTTTTGTGCCTTTGCCTTAGTGTCAGTTTCGGTTGCCATTGAACCACCCATTAACACAA